CCAGGGCGCCGGCTGAATCCTCACTGCTTGACAACCGCTACACGCTCGTGCTTGCTCGCGCTGCCGGCGCTCCTTCTCCCTGGCTGTCATGCTTGACAAACGCGGCGCGCCTGTGTTCGCGGCGCTCGTCTCCCAGGCGCTCGTGCTCGGCGGCGTTCGTCTCCCAGGCTAGGCGCCCAGCTCCACATCCTGCCAACACTTGACACGCGCGGCACGTTTGTGCTGCTGGTTTCTGCTATGGCTCGAGGTTCGCGTTTTTCCTAATGTTTTGGCCTGTATTTGACACTGCGCCAGGCGTTGTGCCCCTCACAGTGAATGCTTGACAACCTGTCCCCGTGCTGTCATGCTTAGCAAATGAGAGACCACGCACCTACGTCATCGGCCGGCGCTCGCACCGCTCCATCTCGTCGCTCAACGCTGCCTGGCGCGCCTACGCGGGCGCCTTCACCGTCTACCAGGTCGAGACCCCCGACCGACGCGCGGCCCGCAAGGTCGTGCGCCTGGCGCGGGCGCTCGGCTACGACGACGTCCGCTTCTGGGTGAAGCACTGACTCACAACTCAGCAACCAACAACGAGGACAGACACATGACACCAACGATTCGATACAGCCCGAAGCAGCTACGGACCCGCGTCGAGCAGCTCGCGCTGCGCGGCCTCGACATCTCGATCGGCTGGGCCTACGGCCAGCCGCGCATCACGAACCGCGCCGGCTCGCGCGACCTGTCGCCCAGGCTCTCGACCGGCGAGATGAAGACCTGGCTCGATGGTTTCGAGACCGCACTGAACATCAACGCAGCCACCCAGGAGTAGACAGATGCCAACCAAGCTCAAGGTCAGCTCACCGCTCGGCACGTTCACGCGGACCACCGTCCGCACCTACACGCACCTGGTCGTGGTGCGCGGCAAGAAGCACGAGACCCTGGAGGCGCAGCGCCTGCGGGGCATCGCCAGCTGGAAGAAGGAGGCGGCGAAGTACCGCGAGGTCATCGCGGCCGGGTTCGACCGCACCGATCGCAACAACGGCGGGTTCGATCAGAAGTTCACCGCAGAGAAGCTGGCCGATGGCAGCTACGCGAAGTGGGCGACTGAGTGCGAAACGAGCGCCAGGGAGCTGGAGGCGCGCGGCCCGATCACCGAAGACGGCGACAACGACGCGTGGGCGTTCATCGGCTGGTGCGGCCGGCTCGACCTGGCCCAGAAGCTCTACGCGCAGCAGGACGACTGGCGGCACGTCGCGATCGTCTCGGTCGCGGATGGCTCGGTCGTGTTCAGCCGGTAGCTCGTCGCCTGCGTCTGTCCTCGACCACGGGGTCGAGGGCAGAGCGGAGGAGATGACCGATGACTGAGACCATGACGAAACGACCGACGGCAGAACAACTCGACGCGCTGCAGCAGTACGCCAGGGTGCATGGGCGCACCTGGAAAGCGCAGCTGCTGGACGACTGGCGCGCGGCGCGCGTGCCAGGCCCGCTGCACCAGCTCCGCAACACGTTTGGCCCGAGCTGGCTGCTGGATTTCACGCTGCCGGCGACGATGGGCAAGACGCGCACCTTCGCGACGACGGAGCAGGCGGTGCGCGCGTTCGTGCGGCACGGCAAGCAGCTCGGCTACGTGGTCGTGCTCGGCGGCGGCTGGTGGGAAGTGCCGAGCGTCGCGTTCCCGCGTCGCGCGCAGGGGTTCTCCGACCTGGAGAAGCTGCTGCTGCGGCGCGGCGTGCTGCGCGTGCTCACCAACGGCGGCGCGACGTTCACGGATCCCGTGCCGGCGGCGGCGCAGGTGCAGTCGTGACGCGCCCGCTCTTCGGTGTCAGTGTGGCGCAGGCCGCGCGCGAGGCGGCGCTCGCGGCGGTGCCGCGTATGCCGGTCATCGCGCGTCTGACCGGGCGCTGTGCCGACGGCGCGCAGCGCGACGGCGGGCGGCGCCTGCACGTCGTCCTGCGGCCACACGGCGCGCTGTCGGTGCCCTGCTTCGACACGGCGCTCTGCGGCGCCAAGCCAGGCCGGCTATCGAACGGCTGGACGGAGTCCGACGGCGCCGAGGTGCCGACGTGCCCGCGCTGCCGGCGCATCGCGGAGAAGGGCGGTGCCGCGTGACGAAGAAGCGCAGCCCTCGACTGACCGACAAGGAGCTGGACGCGCTACTGGAAGCAGTCGGGCACCGGCTCGCTGGAGAGATGGACGAGGACGACGACGACGCGGGCGCTCTTGAACGCGCCCAGGCCAAGCTGTGGCAGATGAAAGCAGCACGCGACGAGAAACCAACGACCACCAGGAGGAGCTGACAGATGACCAGGAAGTCACAACGACACCGGCTCGCGGCCGACATCGCGACCGCGAGCACGCTCGACACGCGGCCGGCGCGGTTCGTGAAGCCGACCGAGTCGAACATGCTGATCGACATCGCGAAACGATTGCAGCGCCTGCAGACGCGCGGCGCCAAGCTGCGAAAGGAACTGAAGCGGAACGACACCGACATCCGCCACGTCAAGCGCGAGCTGCGGGCGCTGTCGCAGCAGCTCACCAGGGGCGACGACCTGGAAGGGGGCACGCACGCGTGAGGATGCCCCAGGAGGCGGCGCTAGGCGCCGGCCCGCCTCCTGGCTCTCTTCCGCTTGGCCGGCGGCTGGTGGTCAGCCCAGCGCGCCAGCGCACCCTCCCGCGCAATCTCCCGCCGCCGCGTCGCCGACAACGCCTCTGCCCTGGCCTTCCCCCCGTTCCTGCCCGCATCCGCCCGCTTCGCGCTCAGCTCCTTCGCCTTGTCCATCCTGGCATTGTACACCTGCTTGACAAACCAGGGGTGTGCCCTCATGCTTAGCAACATGACTACCTCGACTCCGTTCGTCGTTGGCGACCGCGTCACCGTGGTGTGGGCCATTCTGCGCGACATGCCGATCGGCACGGGCACGATCGAGCGCATCACCTATCAGTCCAGCGACGGCACGCCGCTGTACTGGGTCAGCGGGTTCTCGTGCGCGCGGACGGCCGACGTGCTGCGGAAGGCCTGACCGTCATTGTTCTGCTTGCCAAGTTAACACTCGGTACTGGAGGATTCGACACCATGGGAGTACATATCGCTCACGACCGGCACAACGACGTCGCCATCATGTATTGCTCGACCACCGACTGGGCCTTCGGCCCCGTCTTCGTAGACGACGACGGGCACGACGCCGACGAACGCGTCGAGGCCTTCCTGCGCTGGCTCAAGACGACCACGGGCGTGCCGGACCCGCGCAGTCTGACGGAGGAGGAGCTGCAGAAGGCGTACTTGGACTGGCGAGCGCAGGAGACCGCGCAATGGGCACGCGAGGAAGCTGCCCGTCTTCAGGAGACTGACTAATGGCGAAGGCCATCCGCTACACGATCAGCGTCACCGCCCTCTACGTGCTCGATGACGACGCGCAGGACTGCACGGCCGAGGAGGCCAGGCTGACGGCGCGCGAGAACCACCGCATCGCGCTGGCGATGAACGAGGCGCTCGCCAAGACGACGGGCTGGCAGTGCGACTCGGAAATTCTGGAGACCGACGTCATCGACGTGACGCTGTCGCCGCGAGACCAGAAGGTGGACTGGAGCAAGCTCCCCGCTGACCCGGTGCTCTGAATGAAGGACGACGACCGCAGCCACTGCGAGGAGTGCGACGGGTTCACCGAGCGCAGCTGCAAGCGATGCGGGCAGCGCATCTGCCGGCACTGTGCCGGCGACCATCGCATCGGCGACTACGGTAACTACCTAGGCGACATCTCCTCGCGCGGACCACGCTGCACCCCGCAGCTCCACAAGGAAAGGACAAGGATAGCCCGATGAATCTTTCGACTCGCGTGCTCGGCGCCTCCATCGTCAAGCAGCTCACCGAGCGGACAGCGCAGCCCATTTTGAAAATCGGGAAGGACGCGTTCACGCGCGGCGACTTAGCGAGCATTGAGTGTTTCAATTTCACGGCGGCGGCGAACCTGTCAAAGCTGCTCAGCGACCTGGGCGTTAGCTCCACCAAGGATCTGTACGACCGCGTCGCGCCGCTCTCGCTCGCAATCCCGCACCTGGGCGCCATCTCCCTGGCCGTACTCGGCGCCTGCTTTGAGCGCAAGGGTCTCGGCGGTCGCGCGCCGCTCGAAAGCTGGGCCGAGGAGCACCGCGAGAAAACCGAGAAAGACATCGTGAGTTTTTCGACACTGAAGCATCGCCAGGCTGACCGAGAGGACGCCGACCGGAAGGGTCGGAAGCACGCGCGCCGGAACCAGGCGCACCGGATCCGCGTGTCGCGATTCACCAAGCGCCAAACAAGGCAAGCAGCCAATGGCTAGTCATCCGAAACACGCAATGAACGGGAACGGCAACGGGACCGGCGGCGGGTCACTGACGCAGAAGAAGATCGAACAGCTCCTGCAGCATCACGAGCGCATCGTCGTGGCACTGCAGACCACGCTCAGCTTGCTGACGGGCGTCAGCGAGACGACCAAGAAGCAGAAGGGCGCCGCGCTGCTCATGTCAGCGATTCGCCTCGACGCTCAGCGCCGCGTCTCCAAGAAAAAGCCGGCGCCCACGTCGGAGGAAATTCGCGCGCAGCGCCTCCGCACGGCGGAATTTCTCGCGAGCTTCGACAACGTCAAACCGACGCGCGGCGGGAAGGGGTTTGAGAATCTCCAAACGCACGGGCTGGGCACGATGATCCGCTACGGCTACCTACGACGGAAGGGCGGGGGCTACGTTCGCACGGCGAAGACCTACGTCCCAGAGACGCGGTGATGCCCATTCACTGGCTCACCGACGGCACCGGGCGAGAACGCGCACCAGGGGTGCCCCTGGACGCGTACAGAGGCCGCAGGAACGACGAGCTGCGCCGCCTGCAGGCACCTGAGACTCCCCGGCAGCTATCGCTCATGTGGGCGCTCGTGGCGGGGGTCGCGGGCGCCCTGCTCCTGGCGGCGGCGGCGCTCGCCGGCTGAACTGGAGTCGGGCCGCTCGGCGTTGCGCTGCAGGCGCGCGTCGAGCGGTTCAGCCAGCCGGCCGGCACGCGCACGCAGGCGCGCCGGCACGCGGCCAGCCGCCAAGGCCGTCAACTCATCCGTAGTCAGTCGAACCCAACAGTCCCGCATGGGCGGTATGCTGACCTTTTCAATTATGGCACCGAGCAGAACGCGAGCCGCCGAGATGACCGCCGACGAACACGCCCGCGCCGCCTTCGTGATGGTTCGACACGTCACGGTGGGCGACGAGGAGCAGACGCGGATCGATGACCCGAGCTACCTCGCGGAACTGCCGTCGAGGCTCGCCGTCGCGTGCCAGTACATGATCGAGCAGAGCGACTATAACGGCGCCTGCTACCTCTACATCCGCTGGCACCTGCTCTGCCTGCCTCGCTGGGAATGGAACGCGCGCCAGGCGTTGCTGTTAGATGCCGCGACCGCCGTCTTCACCGACTTTCAAGACGACGCCTCAGAGCCTGACGATCCGGTGACCATCACCGAATGGCTGGAGGCCGCAGAAGCGATCCTGGCGCCGGCATGAGCAACGAGCGGTACTATCGACGTCGCGCGGCAGGCCTCTGCGGCGGGTGTGGGCAACCAGGGCGAGGGTTCGCCTACTGCGTGGCCTGTCGAGCGCGAGCGCGAGCACGAGCGCGGACGGTACGCGAGCACGACCGGCCGGGGTTCAATCAGTACCAGCGCATCTGGAAAGCCACACGAGGATGGAGCGCGTGCAGTTCTACGTAGGTCTTCACCAAACGTCAGACGCCAAGCACTTCGATCGGGCCTTCATCTCCGTCACGCGCCTGCGTCGCCTGAAGTCACCGTTCTTCGTCGTCAAGGACTGGATCATGGACTCTGGAGCCTTCAGCACGCTGCGAACCCATGGCGGCTACCCCCAGCCGGTGGAGGAGTACGCCGATGAAATCGCGCGCTGGGTGCGGGTCGGGCAGCTCCGCGCCGTCGTCACGCAGGACTACATGTGCGAGCCGTTCATGCTGGCGCTGACAGGCCTGACGGTGCCCGAGCACCAGGCACTCACCATCGAGCGGTACGATCGCTTGCGCGCGTTGGTCTCGCCGTCGGTCTACGTCATGCCGGTGTTGCAGGGGTACGCCCCGAGCGACTACGTCTCACACATCGCGCAGTACGGCCACCGCCTCGCCCCGCGTGCCTGGGTCGGCGTCGGCTCCATCTGCAAGCGCAACGGGACACCGGCCGAAGTCGTCGCGCTGCTGCGAGCGATCAAGCAGACGCGGCCGGACCTTCGCCTGCACGGGTTCGGCCTCAAGATCACGGCGTTGGAATCGAGCACGGTCTGTCAGTACCTCGACACGGCTGACTCGATGGCCTGGAGCTTCCGCGCGCGGAAACACGGCTGGAACCAAAACGACTGGCGCGAGGCCGAGTACTTCGTCCGAGAGATTGAGCTGTTACTGAAGCGCAGCGACACCGACTCGCTTCTGCCTTTCGAGAAGGAGCAACAGTGAAGAAGCACGGCTACGTCTCAACGCACCGCACGATCGATCGGACGTGCCCCGCCTGCGGGCGCAGCCTGAACGCGGCGACCGGTGTGTCGGTGGACGCCGCTGACCAGAACCCCCAGATGAGCGACGGCGACATCACGACGTGCGCCTACTGCGGCGCGGTGTCCGTCGTCACGGGCGACGCGCTGCGCCTGGCGACCGACGACGACCTGGCGCGACTGCCCGACGAGCTGCGGCACCTCGCGCTGACGTTCATCCGAGCGAGGAGCGAATAATGGCGATGGTTCGCCTGACGGCAGATCAAGCGCGCCGCGCCGGCCTGGGCCTCATCGCCCAGCCGCGCGAGCACAAGTACCACGCGGAACCCCAGGTCGTGGACGGCGCCCGATTCGACAGCAAGAGGGAGTCAACGCGCTGGGGCTGGCTGCAGCTGCGCGTGAAGGTCGGCGAGATTCGCGATCTGCAGCGCCAGGTGGAGTACCCGATCAACGTGACCAACATGGAGACGGGCGAGATTATCTACTGCGGCGCGTACGTCGCCGACTTCGTCTACGTCGAGGTCGCGTCCGGCGCGAAGGTCGTAGAAGACAGCAAGGGCGTACGCACTGCCGTCTTCATCCTGAAGAAAAAACTCGTGGAGGCGCTCTATGGCATCCACATCACCGAGCAGTGAGGTAGCCGATGTCTGACGCCCGCACCCCTGACCCACGCTGCGAGCACGGTGTGCCGATGCACGAGCACTGCTCGGCCTGTCCTACGGGTATTACTTTTGATTCGGCGTATGAGGCTGACGCCCGCCCCCCTGACGACACCCCGCGCTGCTACAACTGCGGGAAGCCTGCGACTCATCCGACGCGCTATCCAGATCGGCGCTGGTGTGATACGTGTGTGCTCCGCTGGACGTTCGATTCTAATGGACACATGGTGTGGATTGGACAGGAGACTCAAATGGACAGCGACCCGCGAACAGGAGAAGGTCGCGCCGCGCCCGTCGCCCCTGACGACACCCTCACACGCCTTGCACTGAAGGGCGTGAATCACAGCGATGACCAATACCACCTGAAACAGTTACGCGCCGAAGTCTCCCGTCTCCAGCAGGAGAACGCCCTACTCCGTCGCAGCCTGGAGATGTTGGGCCGGCTATAACAAAGGAGGTGTGAGATGAGCTACGACGAACGCTGCGACGAACTGGCGCGTGTGTTCTTGGAGAGCGAACCCGCCGACGTCAACACCGAAGAGAACGTCGCGCGCATCGCGCAGGCGATTCAAGACACGATCGAGGGGGAACTGGCCGACCTGCAGGACAAGGACGAACAGGAGGCGTGAGATGAGCGCGGTCAGTCGAACAACGCTCTACAACCGACGCCAAAGTGTCGCGACCTTGCAAGACCTAGCGATGCCTGGGTTCGCGGTGACGTACGACCCTGATCTGCGATTCGTCGTGATGAGCATGAAGGACGGCAAGACCTACAAGTTCGGCCGCTACGAGGTCGTCCATGCCTGGCTGGACGGGTACAGCCGAGGCGTGCTCAGCGAGGACGACGAGACCTAGCTCGCACGGGTCCGCGCACGGCGGCGGCATCGGCGCCGGCTGTGGGACGTTGACGTGACAGTGACAGCAGGCGATCCGCGTGATGTGGAGCGCGAGCACACCGACCGCGAGCAGCCTAGCGCCCACCGAGCCTGGGCACCATCGGGCCTGACCCCAGAATCCCAAACGCCGACAGCACCAAGATCACGATCACCAGCACGACGACGACCCAGATGATGGCGTCGATCAGCGGCGGGTGGTTCGGCGTGAGTCGCGCGAGCACCCAGACCGCCAGGCCACCGAGCAGCGCGGTGATGACGATGTAGAGCAGCAGCATCAAGACAGTCATGGTGTTCTCCTGTTACCGCGTTGACCAGTCGGTGAGCACCTCGATGATGCGCTCGCGGAACGTGCCGTCGTATTTGCGAACGCCGAAGCGCGAGCCGGCGTCCCCGACTGCCGATGGCAGACCGTCGGTCCATTGATACATGGTCGCGAGCTGCACGTTCATCTGCTGAAACCAGGTGAGGTCGGCCGCGAGGTACGCGGCGCCGCGTGCTTCGCTCAGCTGCGTCGTGCGCCGCAGCTCGCCCCAGCCCTTCGTCTGCAGCTCGTAGTGAAAGCCAAACTCGGTGATCGCGATCGGCCGGTTCGCGAGCAGCGCGACGATGTGCGCCTGCTCGCGCCAGCGCGGCTCTACCTCCTGGCCGGGTGTCGGGTCTTGCGTCCACGGGTCAGCCGGGTAGCGGTGCAGCGCGCACCCGAGGTCGCTCGGCCAGTCGAGCACCCCGGCGGCTTCCAGATAATCGAGACCGTTGTTGCGCCGGCAGTCGGAGACGCCGCCGCTCCAGATTTCCCCGATGAAGTTTAGCCCCTCGCGCAGCTTCGTGTACGAGTCCATGACGAACGTGCCGAAGTCGGCCGGCGAGACGCCCCACAGGTTCAGCTCGTTGCCCAGCTCGATGCCGCAGTCGGTGCGCCCAGCCAGGAGCACGCCGAGGTCGTGAACGAGACCGGGGTCTACGCTCTGCACCAGGAAGAGCGCCTCGACCCGACGCGGCGTCGCGTGATCGCAGACGTCGAGAATTTCAGCGGCGCGCTCCACCGTCTCCACGCCCGCGCGTGTGGTCATCGGCCCCCAGGAGCTGATGACATCGAGGTCAACCTGCGTGCTGCCGCCGTTCAGGCCTATTCGCATCTCAGAATCCAATCCACCAGGCCCAGGCCCAGAGCGCCACGACAGCGCCGGTCCCGAGGACCGCGTACGAGAGCCACGTCAGCCGACGCGGGCACATGCGTCACGTTTCCAGCAGCGCGTCTTGCGACACCACCAGCGGCGGGTAGACGACGGTGCGCGAACTGCGACCAGGGACGCGCACGCCGTTGAGAATGAACCCGAGCATCCCATCGTCGGGTCCGTTGATAACGAACGACTCGCCCGACGACAGCGTGACGTCGAGCTTCTGCTCGGTCTCAGGGTCGATCCCGGTGATGTGGTAGCGCCCGCCGTCGGGCACCACCTGCGTGAACGTGCGCCGGCCCTTGATGCCGCACAGCGTCTGCGTGAAGCGCCCGTCGGCGAACGCGCAGTACGTGCGGTTGACGCCCTCGCCGCCGTCGGGCCAGCCGGTGATGTCGGACACGAGCGCCTGCGGCGCGATGTTCGGGTTGCCGGCGCTCTTGCGCCAGTTCTCGACATCCGGCGGCATCCACGCGTCCACCTGGCGCACGGCCTTGAGAATCGCCGGCAGGTTGTCAATCTCCCAGAGGTTCGCGTGCCTCCCGTGCGCGGGGTCTTCGATGCCCATGACCATGTCGCCGACGTGCAGCACCCACAGCGCGCCGCCGCTCTGCACCGTGACCGCGCGCAGCATCGCGAGCTGCAGCGGACTCTCCAGCGTGTTGAGCGAGCTGTTCACGCCAGGGGGTTCGTTGCCCGAGTAGACGTAGCGCGTGTCCTTCGCGTTGAACCCTTGCCGCACCATGCGCCAGCCGCCGTCACCGTCGCCGCGATCGGAATGGTCGGTGCCGAGCGAGGCGCCGGCCGCGCCGGTCGCGTCGGACATTTCCTGATCGAGAATGCTCGATGAGAGCGCGACGAGCGGCACGCCAGACTCCACCAGAAGGACGCGCGCACACTCGCGCAGCTGCTCGATCGTGCCGCCGTTCTGCGCCCATTCGTTCCACACTTCGACGTCGATCACGCCCGACGGTTTCGGTGCGATGAGCTGCGCCAGCCGCAGCGACAGGGCGGTCGGGTTCGGGTACGGCGAGCCGAAGACCGTCGTCTCGACGCGCATCCCGCGCGCGTGCGCGGAGCCGGTCGAGCCGAGAAACACCGCGTCGTAGTCGGGCCAGGTCGGATCGATCGCGTTGCCGAGCCAGTCCACCTGGCAGAGCATTCGCAAATAATCCGGCGGCAAAATCTCGAGCCTCAGACACGTTTCGATCAGCCAGTCCAAGTTCGCGAGGAGGCGCGGGCGATCGTTGCGCCAGCCCTGCATCAGCCAGAAGAACGTCATCCCGAGCGCGTGGAAGTCGCCGCTGTCGTCGTAGATCGCTTTGCCGCGCCAGCGTACGGTGCCGCGTCGGCCAGGGACGAGAACCGGCCCGCCGGCCACGACGGCGTTGAGCATCGCGAGCGTGCTCGCGTTCATGGGCGCAGCACGGGCACGTTCAACGCGCCCAAGAATTTGTAGCAGGTGCCGCGCTCGGCGACCGGGATGCCTGGCGACTGCGGGTACGCCTGCCCAGGCCAGAACGTGACGTTGCCGGCAGCGTCGCGCGCGACGACTTCAAAGTCGGCCCAGGCGTTCTCGGGCCGCACCTCCAGCGTGCCGTTCGGCTGACACGAGAGCGTACACTTCGCGCCCGTGAACCGTGGCGTGTGTCCGTCGGCTTCGTACGGCCCGAGCGTTTTCTGGTTGGTCGGGTCGGGGTTCGCCGTTTGCAGAATCGTCATGTCGCGCCCGTCGCCGAGCTTCACGGTCGCGGTCGTATACCGGATCGACAGCTCGGGTGGGTTCGCGTCGCCGACGTGCGTGCGTGCCATCACATCCATTCGGGTCTCCTACCTTTGCAGCCGCTCCAGCAGTGCCTCGTAGAGCGCGTTGATCAACGGCGGCTTCGCGCCTGGCACGTTCACCGAGGGCGCCAGGCCGAGAAAGCCGATGTCCTTGCGGTTCGGTTCCGCCATCTGCGCGAGGTCGTTGACGCCCTGCGCGCCGCCGATCGTGCTCAGCCCCTGCGCGTAGGGCGCGGCAGCGTCGAGCGCCGAGGCGACCGGCTTCGCGGCCCATTGCGCGAGCTTCCCGGTGTGCCAGCCGGTCTTACTGCCGGCCCAGGCGCCCTTCGCGGACCCGGCGAGACCCGCGATAAATCCGATCGGGCCTCCTTCGTACGCACCGACGAGCGGCGGCGACACGGCGCCGGCCACGCGCCCGATCGTGGCGGCGGTCTTCGGGACCGTCGGACTGGTCGCGAAGTTCAGGACGCTGCTGGCGGCGGCGGGCAGCGCGGCGCCGGCTGTGGCCGACGTCAGCCCGCTCAACGTGCCTGGTCGTTTCGGCGGCTCGGTCAGCGCGACCATGCGCTCCAGCTCGGATGGCGTGAGCTGCGACAGATCCGCCTTCGGGTTCTTGAACACCGCGAGGAGGTCGGCGTCGGTCAGATCGTCTTCACCCATGCCGTTACTCCAGCCCGAGCGCCTTGCGGCGCGACTTCATCGTGTTGAGATTGCGCGTCGCGCCTGGCGGTGGTGTGGCCGGCGGCGGCGTCTGCGGCGGCGGCGCGGCCGGCGCTTGCCCGTTGCCGATCATCTGCTCGGTCACATGCGTGATCGCCGCCCCGTAGCCCATGAGCGTGAGATCCATTTCGCGCTGCATCAGCGAGAGGACGTCGTTCAACGTCTGCGGATTCATCGACGCGTCCACGAGACGCTTCGCGGCCTTCATCGACGCGTCCGACGCGCCGGACACCGACCCCGTCGAGCCTTCGATGATCTTGCCGTATTCCGACGCGTACGTCTGGATCGCGTTCGCCAGCTGCTGCGAGTCGGAGTCGCCGAGCAGGTTGATCTTCCCCGACTGAATCGCGGCGTTGATGAACGGGTACTGCGTGCGCGGCACCTTCGACGCGACATCTCGGATGATCGCGATCTGCCCCAAGGCCTTCGTCTCTGACGCTTCTGCTGTCGAGGACAGGTTCTGCAGGGTGTCGAGCGCGTGGGCGTCGGCGTGCGTCGCGAACTGCTTCTGAACCGAAGCGGCAGGCGACAGCCCGAGGATCTTGTCCTGCTCGGCGACTTTGTTGAGGAGCGCGAAGCGTTCGGGTTGTTTGCCCATCCCGAGCGGCGGCATCTTGCCGGTGATGCGATACGCGACCGCCGCCCGCTCCAGGCTGTCCGGCGTGAACTGGCCGGGGCCGGGAGGGCCAGCAGCCGCGCCACCCGCACCAGACGCGCTGGGAGGCGGCGCCATGTCGGGAATGATTTGCATGCCACCAGACTCAGGATCGAAGGCCGCGATGGCCGGCTTGCCTTTGTAGGTCACCGGCACATGCTGCAACGCGCGCGGCACCGGCTCCTTGCTCGCGGTCTGCTTCGGCGCGATGCCGGTGAAGTTGATCGTGCTCGGCGCGTTGAGCGAGCTGGTCGGATCCGCCGTCGTGTTCAGACTACCAGGCGGGGTCACGGGTGTCGCCTTCATCGCCAACGTCCCCGGCGCCGTCCCCGGTATCAGGCCCGAGGGCGCCGACTGCGGCAGCGCGCCGTAGCCCTGCATCTGCTTGACCTGCGCGCCTGGCACCTCTGGGAAGAACGGCTCCAGGCCGGGGTTGCCTTTGAGCATGAAGGCTTTTGTGCCGGCGCTCACCGGGCCAGGGTTCAGGAGCGGGAGCAAGTCGCGCGCCTGCGTCGCCGCGTGATCGGCGGCAGTGCTGGCGGCGATGTCGCGCCGCTGCTTGTCGAGGATGTCGAGCTGGTCGCGCATCCGCGCGTCGGTCATCTGCGCGATCTGCATCCGCTGATCGACTTCCTGTTGCGCGACGCTGTTGCGGACCTTGGAGTCTTCGTCTGCACGCAGCCGCGCGAGGAGCGCCTCCAGGCCCACGCCCGCGCCCGCGCCGGCCCCGAGCCAGTTGAAGGCCATTAGTAGCCTCCCGTGTAATCGCCGGCATCCGGCGTATAGGCCGACAGGTCGATCTGGCCTGTCTGCCCAAGGCCGCTCCAATCAGTCATGCCGGTGCCAGCGAGGGCTTCACCAGGGATCGGGGTGACCGACGGGTCGTAGTTCGGATCGTAGAGACCCGTGTCGGGGTTGATGCCCACGTAGTCGGCCGGGTTGTAGTTCCCGGTGACGGTGCTCCCGGCGCCTGGCACGGTCCCGAGCGTGCCGAGCGCGCCGAGCACGCCGGTTCCGAGCGCCGCGCCGCCGAGGATGTTGCCGAGCGTGCTGCCCTCGCCGACGTCTGGGATGCCGTGGTCCGGCGACATCTGCTCCTGCAGCTGCTGCGCGATGATCGCCTGCGCGAGCTGCCGCGTGTCCGGCGAGATGTCGGCCGGACTGAGCGAGTTGGTGAAATGGATCATGTTGCTGCCGGCGGGCGCGTGCGCGAACGGCGACGGACCCGTCGTGATCTGGACCGGCTTCGCGTTCGCCGCGATCGACGCGCGGACGGACGTGCTGAGCCGTTGGCCTGGCGCCGCGAGCGCGAGCCGCTCCCGATCGAGCCTGAGCTGATCGTTCGACACCTGGCTCTGGTTCGCGCCGGCAGCGGCGCCGCTCAGGACCGGCGACAGCGCCGTCGAGGCGCCCGTGATTTTGTCGTAGACGCTCTGCCCCGTCTTCACGCCCGAGTAAATCTTTCCGGCCGTGCCGAGGATGGTGCCCGCCGTGCCGGCCGTGCCCGCCGTGCCCGCCGCAATCCCCGCAGGCGCGGCGGCGCCGGCCGACGTGGCGGCGATACTCCCGGCTGTGGTGGGTCCGAGCGCGCCGGCTGCTGATCCACCGCCAGCCGCCGCGCCTGTGCCAGCCGCCGCGCCCGCTCCAGACAGCGCGCCCGCGACGCCGATGCCGCCCATCGCCGCGAGACCGGCGATGATGATCCACTTCGCGTACGGGTCCATGCCCTGCTCGTAGACGTGTGCCCCGCCGCCGGTCTTGGCGTTGTCGGCCCCCACGCCATACCCCGCGTCGGTGATGGCTTTGTAGTTCGCCTGCGACTCCGGCGGGAGCGCCCTCGCGAGCGGCGCCAGCTCATTCGTGAACTGATTGTAGATTTGACTCCCTGGTCGAAATTCGCCCTCGTGTCCAGGGATGTGCGTGTACTTCCACCGGAGCTGCGCGACCGCGCTGGCGTACTGCTGCAACGCGGGGTCGCTGGCGAGAAGCTGGTCGGCTTGTGATTGATCCATATGTCTACACCACGAACTGTTCGCCCATCACGGTGATCGTGAGCGCGACGCTGGCGCTCGCCAGCCCCGAGAGAAAATCGGTCGAGAGCATCTTCAGCCCCGGCTGAAAGAATTTGTCCCAGTCGCCGTTCGCCGCGATCGTGTAGTTCTTCTCCAGCTCAGTGCCGCCCACCGAGCCGCCGCTCGCGCCCACGTAGAGCGAGAAGGTCACCGGGCCGGCAGTCACGTTCGCGATATGGATCTGCCGGACCATCGTGTAGATCAGGGCGCTCGGCGGCGTGTAGATGTCGGCGGCGGCGTTCGACATATACGCCGGTCCTGCCAGGCGTTTCGGTGTACCAGCCATCCTTAGCCTCCGAAGAACGGTGCCGCGTAGGGGGTCGGCGTCGCCGTCACGCTCACCACGAGTCGGCCGACGAGCGTCCCCGCGATATACGTGAGCGTCGAACTACCCACCTGTCGAATATTCGTAACCGTGACGGTCTGCCCCGGCGCGTTGATGACGACGCTGCTGTTGGTGTCCCACTGCTGGTTCAGGGTGCCCGCTTTGTTGATGTTGAAGATCGTCGTGCCGCCCACCGTCGCGCCGCCCACCGACATCGTGAGGTTCGCGCAGTTCACCTGGAAGCCGTTCACGGTCGTGTTGAAGTTCTGCGCGAGCGACACCGTGCCCGTGGCGTTGATGACCGACCCGAGCGTCAGCGTGCCGCCATCGACAAAGATGCTGTTGTAGGTGGGACCGGTGCCCGTGAGCGAATAGTTGCCCTGTTGAAACCACAGCGTATTGCCGGTCGTGACGACGGTCCCCGCCAGCCAGATCAGCGAGCCGCCAGCGCCAAACTTGACCCCCGAGGTGGAGAACGTAATCGTGCCCGCCGTGTTGATCGTGACGGGGCATTGAAAGATACCCAACGTGACCGTGCCGGTGCCGATCAGATTGATGCCGGCGAACGTGCCGCCGACGTTCTGGTTATTACCGAGGAGCGACTCCGCTGCATTGATGACGCGACCCGCACCGTTGATCGTTGAGCTGAAGTTCGCGGCGAGTGTCAACGTCTTCGTGATGTTCAGATCGTCCGCGAGCGTGGTGGTGCCGCCGTCGATCGCGAGCGGCACGGTGACGGTCACCCCGTTCGTGGTCAACGTCGCCGTCACGGTACTGAGAAAAAAGCGGCTGGCCCCGGCGAAGTGCATCCCCGAGCCGAAGGTGAGACTGCCGCTGCTTTGGAGCTGCGCGTTCATCGTCAGGGTGTTCGTATAGGCGCTCGCGACGAAGCTGCCGCAGACCGAGGAGACATCGACCGTGCAGTTCGGCGAACTGGCGTCGAGCGTGACCGCGTCGGCGCTCGTCGGCACGCCCGCGCCGCCCGCCCCGCCAGAGGTCGCCGACCAATTTCCTGACGTGCCGTAGTTGTTGTTCACGCCGCCGTTGACGAAGAAGCGCGCGGCCATTAGAACGTCACCGTGAGCTGGAGCTGCACGCGCAGCGCGGCCGAGGCGCTATCGACGTTGAACGCAAGCACGTCGCCCGCCGCGATGGCGGTCGTCCACCCGGTCAGTGTCGTGTCCTGCGACTTGATCGCGCCCGCGAGCGTCGGCGGCGCGCTCGCGGTGATCTTGTCGGCGACGGTGGGCGGATAGCTGGCATACGCGCGCTTCCAGACGTTGACGACGATGGTCGAGGAGAGAATCGTCGGGTCGGTCGAGAGCAGCGTCGCGGCGGTGATCGTGCAGGCACGCGGGCAGTAGAGGAACCCCTTGACGCCGGTTGAAATTGTGGAGCCGGCCCCGTCGATCACGATGCCCAGCGAGCCGGTGCCGGCTGGTCCCGCCGGCCCGGTCGCACCACGCAGCGACGCGACGACGCCGGCTGAGTTTTTATAGGCCGGCGCGGGCGACGGCGTCGCCGTGCTATCGACAAAGATCGTGTCCTTGCCGGTCGGCGGCGTGGGAATATCCGTCGGCGCCGTTTCTTTGAGCGTGATGCCGCTGCCGACTGCCATCTAAGTCTCCGTCACCGAGAAGATCGTTCCGAAGAAATCCTGCGCTGGCGTGTTCGCCGTGTTGCCGTAGATGCCCCACTGATCCGCCGCCGTCGTGAAGCGTGTCGTTTTCGCCAGCGTGAGCACGGGCGGCGTGAAGTTGACCCCATCGGCCGACAGCGAAAACAGGTAGTTGGCTCCAACGATCGCGATCCGCATGTACATCTCGGGGCTGGAATGCGTCGGCCAAGCGTTCAGGTCGTTGGAGACCGGAGTTGTTGGGTTTGACCAGCCGTTGACATAGAGCCGCTGACTATTCGTGAGACTGAAGTTGACGAGCTTCGTGGTGCCGCTCTCGTAGAGCACCACACCGAAGGCGCACCCATCGACCGCTGAGACGGTCGCGGACATGAGGAAGCCGACCGTCAGCGTCCCCGTCGTGGGATTCGCGATGTTCTTCACGCGCAGGCGTGCGCTATTGCCAGTGCTCCCCTGCACCGTGAACCGGACGCCCCCGTTGACGCTGGACACACTAGACGTGCCCTGATTGACCCACGACCACGATAGAAGGTTCGGGTCGGTGCAGAGGAACCCATTCCGAAAATAGTTCCACGCGGAGCCAGCGTAGCGGGCGAAGTTATAGACGGAATCCGTGAACAGGTACAGGTCGCCTGCGGCTGGCGACGCCGGGAGGCTGGCATACGTCCCCTGGCTAATTGTCGGAGCGGCCCCGCTGCCGCCGATGGCTTTCGCGTAGCCGTAGACGCGAATTGTTCCGCTCGTGATGTTCCCTGTCGAGAAGAGGAACTGGACGCCCGTGACCGCCGTGGTCCCGTTGTAGTACGCCGCTGATGCGGAGTTGGCGAAATTGCCGGCACTGTCCAGTGACGCGAGATGCGTGACCAGCCGTTTCGTCACGACCGCGCTGGCGGGATTAAATATTTCGACCGTGCCGCTGGCCCCTTCGGTCGCGCCCGCGTTGAGCGAATGACCGAGCTTCATAAACGCCGACGCCGCCGCCCCGAGCTGCGCTTGATTCGGGATCTGACTCGTCTGCGAGAACGCCCAGGTGTAGTCGCTCGCGCCACTTTTCCACGTCGGCCCTGCGCCGGTGCCCACGCGCGCCCACAAGTCGGCCGTGCTCGTCGCGGGACGCACATCCTCTAACACGAAGAGGTAGGCCTCGTACGCACTGGAGATAAACGCGGTGAAATCCAGCGAGGCCGAGGCAGACGCAATATGCTCCTCTAGGAGCACCAACGATGAGGCGCCGGCTGGGCCTGCCGCGCCCGCTGGGCCTGTCGGCCCTGGTGGACCGACGCCTCCACCGCCGCTGCCAGTGTCATCGACTTGAATCAAAAACCCGTCGATGTCAAGGATCCCTTCGTTGTCGATCGTCATCGCGAACAACGCCTGCTTGTTGATCGGGACCGAGAAGGTCTCGCCGCTCGCGATGAAGTACGGCACAAACGACGTGCTGGTGCTGGGCGTGCTGGTTCCCGCCACCGACAGCCCCGGAATACCCGCCTCGCCGTCCTCGCCAGGGTCGCCAGGAATGATCGCGGTGTTGAGCAGCGCGAGCGGCGACGTAAATTCGCCGTTGCCATTCAGGAAGAGGCCGGGGTCTTCCGGCAGCGTCGGACTCAGGCCAGGCGAGTTGGCGGTCGCGACGTACCCGTCTGGGCGCGCGTTGAACAAGAGCTGCAGCGACGTGACGATGTTGTCCAGCTCGGCCTTCACGGCCGGGTCTTGGATCCGGTCGCTGTGCTGCAACGAGAGACGGACCTGCATGCCAGACATAGTTAGGGCTGCATCTTGTCAACGAGCTGCGCGTTGAGGATCGCTTCCTGCTCGGCGGCGGTCAGCCCGAGCTGGTCGTAGAACTGCGCGTTCTGGTTGACCAGTCCTTGATTGCGAAGCGTCGCGTCGATCGCCGCGATTTCCGACTGGAGCTGCCGCGTCTGCTCGGCGGTCAACTGCCCGCCATACAACGAGAGAATGTTCTGGAGCGCGCTGCGCCGCTGCGTCTGCTCTTGGAACATCTGGTTCGCTTGGAAGTTCCCGGTATTGAGCGCCGCCGCCTCGTAGCCAGCTTGCGTGCCCGCGTCGCGCGTGCCGGTGGGCGTGCCCTTGTAGGCGTTCGCCTCCGCGAGCTTCGCCTGGCCCTGCTCGGCGCCGCGCGTCTGCTGCGCGCGGAACGCGTCGGTCTGCGCTTTGATGATCGGATCGTCCGGTGTGACTGGGCGCCCGTACTGGTCGATATAGCCCTGGAGCTGATCGAAGAACTGTCCCTGCCGGTTGGTGTCCTGGCCGGCGAGCATTTGCGCGAGCAGTCCCTGGAGGTCGGCGCCGCCCGTGCCGGCGCCTGGCGTGCCGGCGCCGCCAGTTCCCCCAGCTCCACCAGCTCCACCGCCGCCGCCGCCGTCCCCTGGCCCGCCCCAGGCGCTCCAGTTCCCATCGTCAGGGACAAACTCCCAATTTCCGCTGGAGTCGAAGATCCGCGTGAACTGCCCGTTGATGTACATGCTGTCGATGCGGCCGTACATATCCGCCGGCCCGAGCTGCGCGGTGTAGCCCAGCTGCTGCAGGTTCTGCTGGAGCTTCGTCACCTGCGTGTGGTCGTAGAGGTCGGGCGTCCCGAGGCCGGCGAAGGCTTTGGTCTTGTCGATCTTGCTGACATCCATCGGGCCGAAGTCGATCGTCCCAGAGGTGGAGCCGTCAGGATTTTTCGTGCCCGTGATCGGGTCGTTGCTTGGGGTGTACCCAGGCGGCGCAGGCATCGGCGGCGTGTTCGGCCCGAGCCGCCCTGGCGGGCTGTAGTTCCACCCTGACTGCGGCGCGGTCGGCGCGGTCGGCGCGGTCGGCGCGGGCGGATACCCTCCGTCCTGCTGCTGCTGAACGTGCTGCTGCACCGACGGCGGCGCGCTCCCCGGCCGTACGCCTGGGGTGTAGCTGGGGTTCGCCCCAGAGGGATCGTAGAGGTTCATCGGCTCGTTCAGCGGATCCTGGTTCGGGTCCGTGTAGCTGCTCGGATCCATCGGGTCGTTGCTGCGTGTCGCCATCGCTTACTTCCTTCCGAAGAGGCGGCGCGTCATCGCTGGCGGCTGGTCTTGTTGCTGCAGAGCGTTCTTGAGCGCGTTCTGCATCTCCACGTCTGACCCCTGCGGGCCGGTCGGCGCCCCTGGCCCGCGTCGAGGCGGCATCACCGGCCCAGGCTGCGGCGTGTTGATCGGACCACGCGGCGGCAACGGCTGCGGACGTGGCCCCGGCATCGGTCCAGGCGCCGGCCCAGGCATCGGCTGCGGGAGCGGCTTAGGCCCAGGCATCGGTCCAGGGAACATCGGCCCAGGCCCACCTGGCGGCTGCGGGAGCGGTCGTGGGGGCATCGGCATCGGACCAGGCGTCGGCATCGGCCCAGGCGCCGGTCCAGGGAAAATCGGCCCTGGCCCGCCGGGAGAAGGCCAGTCAGGGATCTGCCCGCCGGGAGGCCAGCCGGGAAATCCGCCGCCGGGAGGCCAGTCAATGATCGGCGGGTCGTGGAAGTCGCCGTTGCCGCCAGACGGCGGGCCGAGCGGCGGGTACTTGCCAGAATCGTCGGTGGGGTTGGGCATCGGCCGACGACTAGGGTCAGGGCGGTTGCCAAAGGCCATAAGCTATTTCGCTCCGTGATCCACAAGCGGGATCGTCATCTGATCAATCGTCCAGTCGTTGAGCGAGGGCACCGCGTCGCCGATCGTGATCTGCACGGTGTCGAAGGCCGCGTCTTCTAGGCCTTCGACTTTGCGAATGACGCGCGTCTCGCCGTGACCCGAGGGCGTGAGGTCGATGCTCGCCTGCCGCGTCGCGTAGCCGAAGTTCGTCACGCTCGCGACCTTGAGTCGCGCGCCAGGTTGCGCCGTCGTCACGATGATCGGTGAGTCCATGCCAAACTGCCGCCCGCCGCGATTCGTCGGCATCAGCGGCCGGCTCGTGATGTACGCCTGATACGCCGTGCCGTCATCATCGAAGACCGTCGGGCCGGCATCGCACTTGAGGATCCGCGCCGTCGCGCCCGAGCGCCCCACGTAGGGCTTCAAGTCGCGGCTCATCGAGGCCGCGACGGTGTTCGCGAAGAGCGCGGCGCAGCGGCACTGGCACGAGAGACCGTTCTGCTGCGACCACCCGAGACGCACCTCGCCGGCCGAGGCGGTGCGCCCCTTCCGCACGTCGAACACGACCTTGATGGTGGGTTCGTTGTCGGCGTTGCAGGCGATCCACCACCACACCTGCATCGAGCTGGGATAGAACAGCCCGTGCCCGACCTTCACGGTCGCCGACAGGTTGACCGTGCTGACGATGTCGCGGATGTCCCAGTAGATGCGCTCCAGGCCACCGACCCCGAGACGATACGGCCCGGTCTCGGCCCAGAAGTACACCGCCGCGTTGCCGGCGTCATCGAATGCCTCGATGATCATGGACGCGTCGATGTTGCCGATCCCGCCCGAGCCGTTCGGCCCGCCGCCGGTCAGTTTGCGAAACAGGTACGGCACCACCGGGTCGCCGGTCGGCGTCGCCAGGTGAATCTCGCGGTACTTAAAGATGTAGATCCGGCTCCCCGAGACCGGCCCGCCGATCCCGGTGATGCCGCCGCCGTTGCGCTCGCCGACGTCGTCGTAGTTCCGCAGACCAGCAGTCGTCGGCGACGCCGCCGTGATCGGGATGCGCTCGTCGTCGGCGGTGCCGGACCCGAGCACGGGCGACCACCAGATCCGCGACGTGTCGCCGGCCGGCATGTAGGCGCCCGCGCCGAGCAGGCGGTTGCCGTCGCTGCGGAGGTAGCGCACGGCGGTCCAGAGCGTGTACGTGCCCAGGAGGTCCGAGAGCGGCATCGAGGAGTACGTCGAAGGCAGCGCCGCGTCGTCGTAGGTCGTCGTCGCGATGACCGTGCCGGAAATCGCGAGCAGCGTCGCGTTCAACTCGTAGAACAACACGTTGTCGGTGCTGCCCTCTAGGATCCAGTGCGAGACCGACTCGCCGGTCGGGACGGTCGGCCGCGTCACGCGCGCGGACGTGCCCGACCCCGAGGGTGTGAAGGCGACGCTCGGCGTCGGCTCGGACAGGCTGACGCGCACGGGCGTGCCGAAGATCGTATTGACCAACGCGAACCGCACGCGATAGAAGCGCGGCGTCGCGGCATACGTGCCGATGCCCGTATTCGCGACCGTCGGCGCCGCCGTGCCGGGGTCGATGCCGACGCGGCGGATGGTCGGCGTGACCATGTTCGGATCGTAAACGTGCAGGCGATCGACTGCCGACTTGTACGCGATGTAGAGCTTGCCGTTCAGCGTCGCCGTCTGGATGTGCTGCGCCTCGCCCGCGATCGGATCCGTGATCGGCACGTTGGCCCAGGCGGTGCCGCCGGCCAGGCGCTTGACGAGCGGCGGCGCCGCGCTATCGACCGACCACAGCTCGGCCGCGCCCTCATCGACCCCAGGCTGATAGCGGGCCAGGTAGTTGAAGGGGCCGACGGGCGCCGTGCCGCCCGTGAGCGCGAGCGCCAGGGCGCCGTGCCGGCGATTGCCGATCTGGCCCACCAGCCAGTCCACGTTCACGGCCTCGACGCACTGATTCGCCGGCACGACGAGCGGCGAGTCGCCGCCGTTGCGACCGCCCGTCATATCGAGCACCAGCGAGGCCGAGTCAGCACGCGCCATCTAGGAACCTGGCGGGTAGTAGACGCCGGCCTGCTGCAACGTGGTGAAGCGCGTCGGCCGGCGCTCGTTCGACGTCGCGCCGCTCGTCTGTCGCACGAAGGAGCGCATGTCGGCGACGCCTTTCGCAAACGTCTGCCGCTCATCCATCCAGAGCGCCTGCTTCTCGCGTTTTTTGTATTCGCGAATGAGCGCGCCACTTTCGAGCAGCCAGTGAAAATCCTCAGGGAGCAGCGGTTCGTCGCTCGCGACCGCCATGTCATTGAGGTGCAGCTCGACATCGACGTGGTAGGTGACGATACCGGTCGGGACCGGATGCAGCTCCACGCGCGTGTAGCGGGCGCTGAGATTCTGCGGCGCGATCGAGGCGAGCGGAATCGTCTGGAGCGCGTCGCCGAAGAGACTGACCGTGCCGACCGGCGCCGCCGTCAGGTAAAACTTTGTGAGCGCGACCCAGGTCGTGATCGTGGCGTCCACCTGGACGGCGGTGAGGCCGCTCAGCGCGACCTTCCCGCGCCGGAAGACGCCATCCGAGGTCACGCCCTCCACGTACGCGAACGTGCCGCCGCCATCGGTCGCCGACGACGACGTCGCCCAGACGCCGGACGCCGACGGCGGATCCTGCCTGACGGGGGCGGCGTAACTGTCGATGACGTACTCGTAGGGGTAGGCCGTGATCGCGCTCAGACCAGGGTCGGAGTACCGCACGTCCTGCTGGCTCACCTCGCGGAGCAGCAGCTTGCGCGTGCGGTCGGCGATCGTGTGAATCTTCACCGCCGCCTGCGGCAGCGCCATGTAGGGCACGTTCGCGATCGAGTTGGCGGTGAGCAGCTTCCGGCGCAGCCGATCGAACCCGCGCATCCCGAGAATTTGCCGGTGCGTCTCGTTGATCGCGCGGCGGATGCGGTTGACCACGAGCTGGTCGGGGTTCTCGGAATAATTCAGCCGCTCGTAGACGGTGGTCTCTAGATCCACGAGTCTCATCGGTTCACCACTTGCACGCGGAACGTGCGGTCGTCCACGCGGTTCTCTAGGGTCGTAATTTCGCAGGTGATGTCGTAGGTCTGCCCGTCGGTGCCGCCCGTGAGCCAGATGGTCGCGTCGGTGGTCGAGAAGGCGTTAGAGGCCATCGTGATGCCGACCGGGACGGTCCAGGTCACCGACACGATGCGGTCCTGCGGCGGCAACCAGTCGTGCCAGCTGATCGTGTAATCGAGCTGGGCGCTCGGGTCTTTCTCGATCGGGATCAGCGGGTTCGCGAGGGTCGTCATGGTTTTCTCGGGACGCGCATGGTGCGGGTTTCTGGGACGACCTTCGCGATGTAGCGATAGCCGGCCCTGGCCGGTACGATCGTCGTGCTGTCGGGCACGGTCGCATCGGTGTTGGGCTGCGCGAGATTGACCTGCGGACTCGCCGCGCTAGCGGCCACGTTGACCGTGACCGTGATTGGCGGATACGAGGCGCCGACCGCGAGCGCGTCTGACCGCGTACACACGTTGCCGACGCACGTCCAGCCGGCGCCGGCCATCGAGACCAGCGTGAGACCAGCCGGCACTGTGTCCGTCACCGTCTGCACGCCCACGGTGGGCGAGTCGCCCGTGTTGGTGACGACGATGGTGTAGGTCGCGTTGAGCTGGCCTTGGAAAAACGGATCCGTGTGGCTCTTCGTGAGCGTGAGCGCGGGCAGGCCCGCGACCACCAGCCACGTCCAGTTCATGTGGACGAACGTGGCACCATCCGACGCGACGGACTGAAGATCCCAGCGATCGGCGGGCGACGTATACGCGGGGGTGGACCCCGATCCGGTGAAGACGAAACCCGCCCCGGTGACGACGCAGATGGAGGGCGTGTCCGCGAGCGCCCGTCGCGTCATAAAGGTGAGACTGCCGCTGACCACTATATCGACGTTCACGTAGAGGCTCGTCACCCGAAACGGATCGATCGCGGGACCAGGGAAACTGATGTCCACCTCCTGCATCGGCCACCGGTTCGGGCCGACGCCAGGCGTGGGCGCGTTCGCGGTAGACCACGCCCAGCCATACTCCCAATTCGCCGCGTAATCGGTGAGGACTGAGCCGACAGCGGTGCCTGGGCCTGGGATGGTTCCGGCAATCGCAAATTGCCCATCGGTCGTCGCGCGGAAGCGGACAGATCCTTGAACCAGCGCATTCGCGGGCGCGACGGATTCGACCAGCTCGGCGACCGCGAGCCGGTCGGTGACATGGACCGGGCAGTCAAACTCGATGAACGCCTTCGTGTTCGTCCCGCTGATGGTCGCCAGCGTGTTGACGGTGCCGCCGGTCCCATCTTGAAAGACGTTGTTGAGAGAGAGCACGAAGCGACGCGCCGCGCCCACGCCTGGGGCAATGTCGCATGCCACGTCGATCCGTGTCGCCGACCCCTCCAGCGGCACGATGTTATGAGCGTAGGTGTTGATGATGGCGTCGTTATCAATCCCGAAACCGTTCACGCTGCCGAAGAACGGGGCGTACAAGCGATTCAGTGCGGCGCTCGCGCCACCGCCAGAGCTGGGCAACCCATAGCCGCTCTCCCGAGGGTTGTCGCTCTCAAACACGAGGGACCATTGCGTCGTCAGTCCCTGAAAGTTCGGCCCGAAGGTCATCGAGCAGGTGTCCATCGCCAAGCAGACTCGATCGCCTGGGTTGATGTGGACGCTGTGACTCAGATCCATCGCCGTCGAGGTGAAACCCGTGCCAGGCGTCCCCGCCGCGTGCGCGGGAATCGTGACGGTCAGCGCGGTCGGGGCATCGTTGATGTAGAGCGTGATCGGAATCGCCGACCAGCCGCCGCCCGAGTTGACGTCATTGATAAACCGCTGCTCCATGAAGAGCGACTTGAACGTCCCCGCGACGGACCACGTATGGCTGTAGCGGAAGAGGCGATTAGGGGCGAGGCTGAACACAGCCGCCCAATAGCCTCCGCGCAGCGGCGTATAGACGGGGAAATCTCCCAACACCCCGTTAGAGACGCTCGCCTTGCCGAGAATGAGCTGCTTCACGATGCGGCCGAGGCTGCGATGAGCGCGAGGTATCGCTTCGTCGCGTCGTTGAGCGTGGTCCGCGTCTTCGCGTCCTGCAGCGTCAGCCAGGTGACGTCGGACTTTGTCGAGGGCAGGTTGATCTGCGTGTAGATGACGATCTTCGTGTTGACATCACGCGGCATGTGGCCCCCAGCCGTGCGCGCGTGCCCACGGTTGCGCTTTCTCCTGAATCACGCGCAGGAGACGGCGCGCGATCCGCGATCGGCGCAGCCGGTCGTCGCGATTCACGCACGCGCCCGACAGCGGGTCGGACAACCACGGCTCGCGATCAGGATGCGGACGCAGGCACGCGAAGCGCCGGCAGTTGTACGGGCGAATGTCGTAGACGGTGCAGGCCTTGGTCTCGGCGTCGTAGAGCGGACACGGGTGCGCCTGGAGCGCGACGAAGTGCTCCTGCGTTTTTCGGAAATGCAGCGGCACGGCGCCGACGTCCTTCGATCGGCGCTCTAGAATCAGCGCGGCCTCGTGCGTCGTCATCACGACGTCGTGCGGCTCCAGGCAGCACGCGCCGTCGCGTTGACACTTCCAATTCGGATCGATCGTGAGCGCCGCGCCGCCGCGCACGAGGCGCAGCGGGACGGCGCGGCTCGAGATTTCCATGACGCGCTACGCCGTGACGGACAGCTCGTGCGAGTCGATCAGCGCCTGCTCTTCGTCCATCGAGAGCACCGCCGCCGCCTGCTCGCGGATCGGTTTCGGGTGCTGCTTCAACATCTGACGCAAACGATCCACGAGACCCGGCGCGGTCTTGTAGTTGTCGTTGTTGAACGCGGTCTCGTTGGTGATGTTCAGATCCGAGAGCTTGCCGTTGAGGTCCGTCTTCGCGGTGACGCGCTCGACGTAGGCCGAGCCATCGGGCCGGCGCACGCGATACTCGCCCTGCTCCAAGAGGTTGAGCAGCTGCACCTCCTCGCGGGTCTCGGTGTCGCCAGAGACCGGCCAGGGCACGGCCATGCGGCACTTCAGGTCCGGCGTCAGCGCGCGTCCACGCGGGTGGAAGACCGAGCGGTTCGGTGACACTTCGTTGGAGGGCCGAAACGCGCGCTTGCTTTCGAGGACCGTCTTCTCTGCGGCCTCCGTCGTGGCCGACGCGATGCGCTCCATGGCGCCGGTCAGCTTCGCCATCATGTCGGGGTCTTGCGACTCGGCGGGCCGCTGCGCCAGGAGCGTGAGCGCCTGCTGGATGCCGGCCAGGACCGCCCACGGGTCGGGCGGTTGTGCTTTCTGTGGTTCGTTCGCCATGGTTCCCTCTCGTTAGCCGTTGAAGCGATAGAGCCAGGTGCCGTCGGCGTCTTCGCCGTGGTGTTCGTAGCGGCGCCCGCCGTGATAGAAGTCGTACGGCCGCACGCCGGCCGGCAGCTGCGTGGGAATCTCGATGTACGCGATGTCGGGCGGGTCGCCGATGCCCACGCGGAGCGGCGGCAGCGCGTTGTCAGGTTTCGGCGGCGCGTGCGTCGGCGGCGGTGCCGGCAGCTCCTGGTCAGGCCGCATCGTGCGGTACAGCTCGTTGGTCTCGGGCTGCTCCTTCTCGGTGTCGTCGTCGTGCTTGCGGGTCATCGTCGGTCTCCTTTGTTTCGTCGGAACGGGACGCGGACGAGTCGCCTTCGTGTTGACTCGCCCGTGTCTCGTGGTGAGCTTCTTCAATCGAGCAGCAGGTAAACCGCGTTGTTCTTGCCGGACACGCCCACCTGCATCGCGCGAGCGATGATGCGGACGTTGATTTCGGCCGCGACCGCCGCGACGTCGAGACCGCCGGCTGTCGTCGCCGACGTGACGAGACCCGTGCCGACCGCAGGCGTGCCGTTGATGAGGCCCGCGAAGGGGCCGCGCGTCTGGAGCCAGCCGAAGTTCTCGGCCACGCTGTTGCCCGTGATGATCGTGACGACACCGCCGCAGTCCATCGCCGTCACGGTCGCGGGCGACTGCAGCACGGTCTTGTACGGGTTGTGGTGCAGCCCGTAGCGCGACGCGGTCGAGAGCGCGATCTGGATGCGCTCGTCGGGGTCGAGAAACAGGTTGAACGGGACCGAGGCGGTGATCGCGCCGTGTCCGCTGATGCGGTACGAGTACCCGTTGCCAGGCGCCGTATCGACCATCAGCGTGCCTTCAGCGTAGAGGTTCGCCGCGCCCGCTGTCGCGCCAGGCGTGACGACGATCGGAAACGGCGTCACGCCGTCGCCGATGTTCTGCACCGCCGAGACCAGGCCCAGGTGGAGCGGAACCGGCACCGCCGATTGCACGATGTTGCCGACGACCAGGTCGGCCGCGCCCGCCGACCCGTAGCGAAACACGCGCCCGTCTTTCGAGGACGCGACGGTGCCGAGGGGATGCCGCTGCACGGTCGTGACGACGTTCGTGTTCCAAGTGTCCTGGCCGGCGGCGCCTTCGCTGGACAGGAGGTTGAGGTTCGCGTGCCGCTTCAGTTCCCCCATGCCGGGGATCCACCGCCCCACGCTGTCAGGGACCGTGCCGTGCGGGAAGTCGTGACGATCGAGGGGTCGCGTGTAGCCGTTGAGCATCCCGAGCGCGGCGAGCGGATTGAGCGGGTAGAGCTTCATGTGTGTCTCCTGCGGTTGATGCGACTCGATCGCGCGCGGCGCTCATCGGCCGCAATGGAACGGGACGCGAAATTGCGCCCCGTTCCTGGTTGCGATTAGGTGTTGCACGCCGTGAGCACGCCGAGGCGGCGCGGGTTGTCGGAGCAGAGGTTGTAGACGGACAGGATCTTGATCACGTCCGCGAACTGGTTGGCTGGATTCACGGCCGGCGAGGCCTTCATCCAAAACATCCAGCGAATAAACAAGTTCCTGCGATTGAGTACGTAGATGTTGCCGACGGGCGCCGCGAAGTCGAACGCGATCGGGATGTCCTTGAACATGATGTGATCGCCCGCGAAGCCCGAGATGAGCTTGTCGGTCGCCGACGATCGGTTCAGGCGCTCGATCGTCACCGACAGCGACTCGTAGCCCTCAAACGTCGCGCGGTCGGTCACCGCGAAGTCAGGCGTCTGCATCGCAACCCCTGACGAACAGAGGTTGTATATCGAGCGGAGGCCGCTCTTCACGTTGTCGTACAGCGTCGCGGACTTCGCACCGGACGCCTGCTGGTTGCGCCAGAACGAATACGTGACGCGGTTGATCGCGCCCACGGTGCCGACGGTCGGCGTCGAGGAGACGATGTACTGGAGACCGCCGGCCTGCTTGCCCGCGTTGCCCGTGCCGTCGGAGAACAGGTCGGTGTTGATCTGCGACTGCATGGAGTTTTTGAGCGACTCCATCTTTGCGGCTTCCAGATCGAATTTCCCGGCGGCGCCGGCTGTCTGGCCGCGCTCGAAATCGGACATCACGATGAGACCGCCCATCAGCTTCCAGGCGTACTCGTAACGGTCGAACACATCGACGCGGACGACGTCGAGGGTTTCCAATTCCGACATGCTCTTGACGGTGGTGTTCAGCGCGTACTCGATCGTGCCGGTGATCGGATCGCCTGCGCCTTTCTTGAAGCTATCGCCGACGCGGAGGTTTTCGAGGAGCCAGAAGTATTGATAAATTTGGTCCGCTGGGTCTTGGGCGACGTAGTCTTCCCACGCCGACGCAACGACCTGGCCCTTGTTGACGGGTCCAGCCATGGATCAACTCCCTACGTGCGGGAGCGATCGGAGCGGGATCTAGCCGAGCGACGCGGCGATGTGTTCCATGTGTTCCGCCAGCTCCCGTACGTTCTTCGGAGCCTGCCGGACGGCACTGGAACCGGACGCCGCTGCACTTGCCGATCCGCGTTCCGCATTCGCTTTGCGTTGCAGATCAGCGAGGACTGCCGATTGAGAATTTCGGTCGAGCGTCGGAAGCACCTTTTGCGCGAAGAGACGGTTGTAGATCATCATCATCGTCCCGACCGCGCCCTGGCGCGTGATGACGTCGGGACGACTCTGGCCGATGCGCTTCAGCTCCGTCGCGATTTCCGGTTGCAGTTCCTTCCAGCTCGGAAGTGCCTGCGCTTCCGTCAACGCGTCTTTCGCGATCCCGCCGTAGTGTTGATCGCGCACGTACTGACTGCGTTCGGTTTGAACCTGTTGCACCGTCTCCAGCACGGGGGCGTACCGCTTGTCCATCTCTTCGGTCATGTACGACGCGAAGTTCTGGAAGGCCTGCTGGACGGCGCCTTCGGAGTAGGCTTTTTTGCCGTCTTCCGACACGAGGTCGGCCGCTGGGAAGATCGACTCGATCGTCCGAGGCGGAACAGGTTGCGCGTACTGTTGCTGCGGCTGCTGCGGCTGCTGCACACCCAGCTCGCGCCCGAGCTGCTGGTAGAACCCGTTGGCGTCGCCGTTGAGACGACTGGCGAGGCCAATCGCCGCTTCGACGTCCTGCTGGCTATACCCGCGCGCCCAGGCGTACTGCTTGATGGCGTCTGCCGCCGCTTGCTCCCGTGCGTTGCGTATGGCTTGCTCGTGCCGATCAAACGGAATCGGTCCTCGCGTGTCCACAGGCGACGCCGCCCCTGTCGCGGGCGTGGTCGGATCGACGTGTGTCGATGCAGGCGCTTGTGGGGGTGCGGCTGACGAGGCCGCTGCTTCCGCTTTCGCGAGCGCGGCAGCGGCCGACGTGGGCGCCGCCGGCCGCGAGGGGGCCGCTGGCGCAGACGACGACGGGGCTACCGGAGCAGACGATGGAGCGGGGGCATTCTCGGTCGTACCAGTGTCCAAGGGTACCAGCTTGCTCTGACCTGTCTCGCCCGGTCAGCCTCGTGTGAAGTGCCGCGATCCTACGCTCGTTTTCTCGCCGTGACAAAGCCTGTCCGCGTGAGTCAATCCCTGTGGGTACATACGGTTACGGCTATGGTCGAGAGGACAGGTCGCGTGCTATACTCAAGCCTGTTATGGGCTTAAACCTGAAGCGCGCCAGCTGTCCCCGGTGCGGCCACGTCGTGAGCGCCACGACCTGGCCGGCGAACTACGCGGCCCAGCGCGAGCACACGCTCATTGCTCACCCTGAGGTTGCGGCGTGGCTCCATCCGCAGCTCCCGCCTCTCCCGACTGATCCGACTGCTCCTGGCCCGCCGCCATCGTCGCCAGAAGACCCGCGATAGCGCCAGGCTTCCAGCCGGCCTGCGCGAGCGCGGCCCGCAGCTTGTCGGGGTCGAGCATCGCGCCGTACTGCAGCAGCCCCTTCTCCCGCAGAATGTCCAGCGGGCCACCCTGATACTTCAGGCCTTTGAATTTCCGCACGCCTTCCCAGAACGTCGCGAATTTCGGGTTCTGCGTGCGCGACGGATCGATCGAGGCGAGCGCGTCCGCGATCAGTTTTTCGTACGTGCCGTAGATGTCGTTGATGTCGAAGCTGCCGCGCAGCGGCACGCCCTCGCGCGCCGCCATCAGTGCGCGCAGCCCCTTCACCTGGCTCTGGAAGACTTTGCTGTTGGCACCGAGACCGAAGAGCGCGTGGACGTCGATCGGGATCCGTTCGTTGCCGACCATAAACTCGGCCATCGCGTTCGCCTTCGGACTCCCGAGCGGCAAGTCTTGATAGACGCGGTTGATGTTCGGCACCTTGGAGGGCGCCATCGTGATCGGGTTCGGGGTGAGGTTCTGCGCGATTTCCTCTGTCATCACCGGGTTCGGGCCATGCTCCAGCATGTAGAGCAGCGCCGCGACCGACTCGCGCGTGTTGTTCGGCACGCCGGTCTTCGGTGACGTCGCGCCCCAGAGCCGCGACCAGGCCATCGCCATGTCCTTGTTGCCGCCAAACGAATGGATCAGTTCTTGGCTCGGCCCTTCCCAGTTCGCGTTGTTCGACATCTTGTCGCCGTGCTCTAAGAACCACTTGATGCGATCGATCACTTCCGGTTTCAGCTCGTAGGGCGCGCCCTGCGGACCAGGCAGCACGCCCTCCGCGAGCGACCCCAGCGCGTCCGGCGGCTGCGGGATGTACAGCGCGGGCGCCACCGTCTTCTTCCTCGACATTCTCGGTTTACGGCTCGGCCCCATGCCGGCCATGTCATCAAACGCGCCTGGCTCGATGACCGATCCCTCTGGCAGACCTGGCCGATCAGCCATCGACCGCCCGAGGGTCTCGTTGAGCAGACTATCGCTCCCGAGGTGCGAGAAGGGCCGCTTCACCCGCGCCGCTTGCTTCAGGATCGACTGCTCTTCTGGCGTCGCGAGGATCACGCTCGGCGCCGCCGCCGCCTCGCCCTCCGCGAGCGCGGAGAGCGGTCCCCGCAGCAGGGGATCGGCCGCTTTCGTCATCGCCGCGTCTTCGGCGAGCGCCCCGATCTTGCCGAGGCCACCGCCAGGCATGAGGCCGACGCCCATCGTGGACTGCTGCTGGACGGATGGTGGTTGATCGTCGCCGCCGATCACCCGCCGGACCACATCCGCAACGGAGTCTCCTCCAGTCGCCAGGTTCAGCGGTTCGTTGTACCGCTCCCCGAGCCGAGACGGCCCGATCGTCGCCTCGTGTGGGGGTCCGATCGTCTGCGCCTTTTGCAGAATCGAGACGAGCGGATCCGTCGTCTGCGGCGGCTGGTTCGGTCCCTGATTCTGCTGCGGGGTGGTCGGGTGCGAGGGCATCGGCGTGATCTGCCGCCGCAACGGGTTCACGGGAACGTGCCCCGGCATCATGGGCGGCTCGCCCTGGCCGGCGAGCTGCGCCAGGATCTGCTGGAGGATGGGATCATCGTACGGCTCGGGCATGATCTACGGCCGGTCCTGTCTCGGCGTCACAAACAGCGCGGGACGCCCACACGTTGAGCAGACGAGGTGACCCGAGGGCCGCGAGACAAACTCGACCGACCCGCACAGGCACGGGGCCAGCTCAGGACCGTCCTGGGCGCCCCATATCGGCCTGGAGGACGCGGCATTTGCACTTGACGGCCCAGAGCCTTCCGTTCCCATCGTTGTCTCCTAGAAACGAGTTGTCGCAGGCCTTGCAGACGAGCACGATCCCGTGCCGCTGCGCGATTTCGTGAAAACTCGCGAGCTGCATCATCTCGGCGGCACTGATCGTCGTGACTTCCTGGCGCTGCGGGATGATGCCGCCGCCGGGAAGGTGCAAGAGCGGGTGATCAGCCAAGGTCTTCTCGCAGTTTTCGGACTTCGGCGGGGCTGAGCACCTCATTGAACGTAGGGCCAAGCTCCAGTTTGATATTTCCGACATGATCAGGCTCCTCGTGGTGCGGAGCGGCCGATCGCGAGAGCAGAATGCGCGCGTTTTCGAGGGTGTACGGGTCCATGTAGCCCTTGGGGTTCGGAATGCCGGCCGGGTCGATGTCGGTGCCAGGCATCGGACAGAATTTTTCCTTCAGCTCCAGGCCCGCCGACGCCATGAGCTGCCGCCGCTCGGTGTGCGAGTAGACTTTCACCGGTCGCGGGCCGTAATTCTCCAACGTGATCCCGCCGGGGATGCTGTCGGTCTCGATAGAGTGCGACTGTGACTGCTCCACGCGTGTGGAGGTCGTGGGGAGCGCGCAATCGGGACAGAGCGTCGTGAAGTTCCCAGCTTTCACGAACTGATCACCCGACCAGCCACAGTCGCAGCGGCGACGCTCGATCGTTGCGACGCGCACTCTCATTGCGTGCTCAGCTCTCGATAAATGCGGAGCATGGTTTCGATCGCTCCATCGCGTACGAATACGCGCTTCCGCGTTCGCCTGAAACGCGCGAGGATTTTTGGCTCCAGCTCACGAAATCGCGGCAGCTCACGAGCGTTCTTCAGCGCCGCCGACGCGATGCCGCGATACCGTTCGTCCCGCGCCTTCTCGTCCGTCATGCGCTCTGCTCCAGAGGCTCGAGAATTTTCAACACCGCTTCGATTTCACGAAGGTCCGACGCGCAATCTTGGACACCGTGCCAGTCGGCGACATCCACCTTGCTCAGCAAGTCGGCGATGATAATTTCGCGTCGCTTCCGCAGGTGCGCGATCGTGACGGCGATGTTCATGCGGTCTTCTTCTGGCGCGCGGGCACCTCGCGTATCTGGCAAGCCTTCGCGTGTCGAATTTCGACGCCGACCCGCCGGTACCATTCACCGTTGCCGATCGCGCGGCGACAGCGCGAGCACTGCAGCTTGCGCGACCCGTCGTGCTGGTCGTAGCCGGCGCCGTGCGCGGCGCAGAGACCGTCGGGTTCCGCCAGGGCGACGCAGCCCTTGCGAATGCACGACGTCACTGCAGCCTCCCCACGCCTGGCGCCGTCGGGCCAGGTGGGCCGCTTTCCGCTTCGCTCGGATGAATGCGCTGCGCCCGCGCCATCGCGCCTGGCGCGTTCGGCAAGCCGCCAGAATGCCCCGCTGAGTGCTGGTTGATCGGCGTGCCAGGCGTCATCGGCCCGCCGTGCTCGGGCTGCGGCGCCGGCCCTGGCGGCGGCGGCTCAGTGCTCGTCGCCATCTGGAGCAGCGACATGAGCATCGGCGCGAGCTGCGGGTTCAGGAAGTCGTCGCCCTTGAATGCGAAGCTGACACTCGGCTTCTCGGGCGGCGGCGGCGGCGGCGGCGGCGCGGGCGGGTTGATCGTTTTCGCCGGGTCGTGCCCGAAGGACCGCAGCACCGGCTTGAGCAGCTCCGAGCGATTGACGAGCGGATCCTTGCCGGCCAGGTTGTAGAGCGTGAGCTGCTGCTGGCGGTCGCGCGCCGCGTCTACGAACAGCTGCGAGTCGGGCTTGATGTCGTAGAGGTACCGCCCGCTGATCTTCTGCGCGTTCCACACGGCCAACGTCCGCGCGCCGTCGTCGCCCGTGATGGCGATGTAGTCATCCTGCGTCGCGTAGCGCATCAGGAGCGCGTCGAGCTTGCGCGCGAGGCCGATGTACCAGTCGATGACGCGGCCCTGCTCTTTGCCGTTGCGCGCGGAGACGGCGGCGGCGACAGTCGCTGTCTCAGTCGCTGAGCGGACTGTTGATTCTGGTGTGCCCGCCTGGTTGCCGCCGATGCCGAGGGTCTCGTCCACTTCATGTTTGATGTTCGACTCGGTGCGGTAGTCGTCGGCCGTGCCTTGGATCTGCGCCGTCGTGTCCATGATGCGCTTCGACCCACCCGCGAGGCGCCCTTCTTGGACGAGGATGACCGTGCCCGGTTCGCCGTTTTTGATTTGGTCAATTTCGGTGTCTCCGAAGGCGCCCTCGTCCACCAGGAGCTTGCCGATCGCGCCGTCGCGGAGCTGAATCTTCTGCCGGCGAAACGTCGATAGCTCTTTCTGGCTCGCGTCGGTGAACGCGGAGTCGGCCGGCGGATACGGCGAGTCAGCCAGGTCGCGGATCGTCAGCACATGGTACGGAAATCCGATCATCGAGTCGTCGGTGAGCTGGCCGCGATCGTCAAAGCTCTGGTCGGGCGAGTCGCGATGCACGACCGGCCGGTCGCGGATCCCGTCGATGAACACGAGCTGCCGCATCTTGAGCGGGTGCTTCTCGTTCGCGTCGAAGAGACTCGCCTTGTAGGTCACCTCGACGCCATGCACCAGCCCGCCCGTTTTCGAGCGCGTGTTGCTGTCGGCGTCGTACTTGAACAGGCGATCGTCTTCGGTGCCGCCGTTGCCGACGTCGTCGGGGTCGAGGTTGAACATCTCGCAGATTTGCTGCGGCGCCGCGAAAAAATCCATCCCCTGCCAGGCGGCGTCTTCGTCGTAGCGCGTCGAGTGCAGGTTCGCGTCGAACAAAAACTTTTTTGGCGAGAGCCGGCGCGCTTCGTACCATTCGTAGATCGGCACATGAATCTGCTGCGGCGGGCCGACCTGGCCCATCGCGACGGGCGACGTGCCCGGTTGCGTGAGCGGCTGCGTCACGACGCGGTAGCAGACTTTTGCGACCCCGATGCCGGCCCAGGCGAGCACGTCGAACAGCAGCTCGTCCGTCAGGCGCACCGCGTTGATGCCGTCGCGGCCGAGGTACCAGTTCAGCACCGCCTGCTTGAGCGACACCGTCGCCTCTGCCGGCGGCGTGGGCGGGCCTTGGGGTAACCCAGGCGGCATCCCCGGCGCGGCGCCTGGGGGCATCCCTGGCGGTCCTGGGGGCGGTCCTGGGGGCATCCCCGGCGGCATCCCTGGAGCCATACCGGGGGGTGGGACGGGCGCGCCGCTTGGAGGTCCGGCCATGCCGCTCGGGGGAGGGAGGCCAGGAACTGCCGGCGCGCCCGCACCAGGGGGACCGCCAGGGGGTGCTGGCGGGGGCGGGGGGAGCGGGAGCTGATTCGACGCGGGGCCACGCGGCGTCAGGATCATCTCGGGCGAGCGATAGAACAGCTGGCCGATCTTGGAATGCACGTTCCGAAAGTGCAGCATGATCTTGAGCAGCACCGGGCCGGCTTTGACTTCCGGCAGGTACGACCGCAGCAGCACGTCCCAGGTCTGCTCGGTCTCCTTCCGACGCTGCGTCGCCTGCTCGATGCGCGTGTGCCACTGCGCGACGTCCTCCTCGTCCATCGGGATCTGGACGAGGTTCTGCCCTGGCCCGCCTTGCGGCATCAGCGCGCCGCTGCCGCTCTCGTTGTGCAGCTCCCCGTCGAGCTTCGCGATGCTGAGCGAGCCGGCGTCGCTGCCGGGGGAACTGCCTTGACCGGTGGGTGGTGGATACATCAGCGTCCATTCAGCTGCTGGAGCAGCGCGCCCAGCACGTTCGTTTGATGCGAGGGCGCCATCGGCGGCTGCGCGAGGAGCGTGTCGTTCTCGCCGACCCACATCCCGCCGTCTCGTGGCCCGCGCGAGTATTGCGATTCTTGCGAGAAGGTCGGATGGCCGTGCTGCTTGAACGTGTCGGGGAAATGCCCAGGAGGGCCGACGGTGCCGCGCGACGTCATCAGCCCTGGCGCACGCGGCGCGCCGCCGGTCGCTTTCCAGAAGCCGCGATAGTCGTAGTGCGAGTCGGGATGATCGAGGTCGGTGATGCCGTTGCGCTCGACCCAGGCGCGAAAGGCGGTCTCCTCTGCCGGCGTGAGCTGCGTGACTTCAGGCATCACGCTCCTTCGCCTGCGCCGGCTCCGTCGCCGTCTGCTGCGCGAGTCGGATCTGCTCATACGTGCGGCCGACCGCGTGCTCCAGCCGTAGGATCGTGTCGTTCCAGACTTCGCCGCAATCGACGTACTCGACCAGGAGGCGCACGAGGTCTTCCGCGTCGGACACGCGGATCGCGACCACCGGCTCATCGTCGGCCGTCCGCAGCGCGCTGTGACACGCGCGGCAGCGCATCGTCGCGACGCCGTCGAGGTACGTGTCCATCACATCACCTGGCCTGGGGCGCGCCGGCCGACCAGCCATTCGTTCATCATCGCGCGCGGCGAGTCTTTCGGAATCGGCGTCGGCGCCGGCTTGAGCACGCGCGGCGAGGGGCGCGCCATCAGGCCGCTGCGGATCGCGTGCGCGGCCTGGTCGTCCTGGCCGTCCGCGATGTCTTCAGGGTTGTCCTCGTCCTCGACCAGCGAGGCCAGCGTGCGGACGGCGAAGGCGCAGCGCGGATGAATCAGCAGCCACGGTGATCCGTCCGGCGCCATCTGGAGCCAGTGCCGCACGCGGCCCCACCCCTGCACCGGGTCGGTGTTATCGCACCAGACCGGCAGGCCCGAGCGCGCGAACGTGTCGGCGTACGACTCGCCGGCCAGGCCCGCGCCTTTCTCCATCTCGGTGTGCCCCACCGTGCGCCCGAGCACGCCGTGTGCGTCGTCGCGCGCGTACGCTGACTGCCGCTTGATTTCCGCCGCGACGGAGGCTGCGACGCGTTTCGGCTCAAACAGAATTTCGTCGTAGAGGTAGACGCGCCCGTTCGGGAAGATGAACGCGAACACCGCGTACGCTACGTCGCCCCAGCGGACCCAGCGTTCGATCTTGCAGCCGCGTGGCAAGTCGGTGATCGTCTGCACATGGCCGGCTTCGGAAAATTCGCCGAAGAACTGACCGACGATCGCCGACCAGTCGCCGTCGAGCAGCTGCCGGCGGCGGTCCTCGTCGTACGCGTAGAGCCGCTTCTCGTAGTTCGTGTACGTGCCGTCCGCGTCCATGAGGTGCGGGTTGTCGTACAAGCTGGCTTTGATGAACGTGTAGTCGTTCGGGTCGTAGCGGGGGTTCTCTTCAGGCTGGACGTTTTTCTCGATGAAGTGCGAGACGCAATACTGGTGCGCGGGACCGCCAGGGTTCGTCGTCAGAATCATGCGCGAGATGCGATGGTGCCGCTTCTCGTCGTTGCGGAGCCGGCCGGCGATACCGACGATCTGTTTTTTCAGCAGCCGCGTCGCTTCGTCCCCGCCGAAGAGGTCGTACTCTTCGCTCAGGTACCGCTCTTCGTCGCCGATCGAGTTGACGTGTCCGAAGATGATCTTCGATCCGGTCGTTTCGCAGACGAGCGCAGGCGGTTGCTTGCCGAGCGAGAGAATTTTGCGGCCCGCCGCCTGGTTGATGTTGATGACTTCGCGTTCCAGCTTGTCGAGATGCGTGCGGCGTAACTCCTCCAGCTCGCGGCGCACGATCAGCGTGCGGAAATCCTCGTACATCAGCGAACAACGCAACGCTTCCCAGCGGAGACCGAAACTTTTCGAGCCGCCGGCTGATCCGCCCCAGAGGATGTTCGGTGTCGTCGCCGCGTGCAGCGTGACGCCCTTCGGCGTCGGGTGATAGAGCCACTTCGCGTCGTTCGCGTCCGCGACGCCGGCCAGTTTTCCATCACGCGTGAACCCGAGGCCGTAGCGGTAGCGATCGGTGCGGAGATATTTCGTAATCTGCGCGGCGGTCCAGTGATGCCCGTGCAGCCAGCGTTTCCAGTGCAGATCCGTCCACGTCGAGACCGCCGGCCAGAGCAGCGTGCCCTTCGGCGGCGTGAATTTGACTTGCGGAGTGTGGGCGCGAAGATCGACCGAGGGGGACAGCGGGCGCACGAGCTAAAACTCGCCGGAATCGTGGGTGCCGCGTGCGATGTCGTTGGGCTTCATGCGTCTGAGCAGCGCCAGGTGGATCGCGTGCTGCGGGTGGAGCGGCTTCGCGCGGGGGCCGGCGGCGAAGTCGTGGAGCTGCGTCTTCGACATCGAGAGCAGCCCGCGATTTGCCGGGTTTAGCTTCGACGGTAAGTGCTCCGCGATAGCCGCCGCGACTTGCTGGTTCCGCGACACGCTCGGCATCCGGCTGCTCCTGGTGTGAAGCAGGAACACTAAACCCGCGAGGATGCCCGATGCAACGTCTAGACTCTTGGGGATATACCCAGGGAGCAGGGGGGCTGTGGAAATCTCAACCTGGGGCAAGCTAAGCAGTTCGGCGAGGCCTTCTGGTCGAGGTCAGTCGTCGCGATAGGGCATCCAGGCGCCCCGCGCCTTCGCGAGCGGCGTCATGCGCCGCGTCGTCGCGTGTTGGACGATGGGCGCCGGGAGGTCGGGCGGCGCCGGTCCCTCGCACTCCGCGCAGCGGTGCAGCGAGCGCACGCCGACGACGGTGATCACGAGCAGCGGCTCGCCGGCCGGAATTTCCCGGTCACAGCGCCCGCAGTAGGTCGGCACGTCCACGCGGGTCCAGGTTCTCACGGCTTGTCTTCCGCGTCGTCAACCCAAACCCATTTTTCCATGGCGAGAAAATGCAGGAGGGCCACGGTGCAGTCAACACACAGGTCCGCGTTGACGACGATGTGGTTACGGCGAGCGCACTCGTCGCTGACGATCGCGCCCTTCAGCTTCAACCAAAGACCGCCCGAGGCTTCAGGAATCGAGGCGTGACAGCGGGAACACGAGCGCGTGATCATAAGTTTTTCCACTTATCGGCGCTCGCCGCGCTGGGGAGTTTGAGCTTCCTGGTGGGGGGCTTCGCTTCGCGCTGGAGTTTGAGTCGAGCGATGTCGAGCTGCCTAAAGATGACTTCCGCGTGGTCGCCGACGTTGAGCCGCCGCTCCGCGCATAGGTCTTTGAGCTTCGCCACGATGTCGGCCTCGCCGTCCCCGTTGGCAGACTTCAGGACTTCGTAGACGGTCTTCAAGACCAGCCGGTCGTTGTCGCCCCTCTGCCGGCGGTTGAGCGGTTGAACCGTGACGGCCTCGCGAGCTACCTCAGGCCTTCCCCCGGTGGAGTTTTCCACAGACTGAAAACCTCCAGGCGGTTCTTCCGCCTGTGTTCTTTCTTTCGTACGTACGTCTGTGTCTGTGTCTGATGGTGTTACAGGTGCGTTACCTGGCTCCAAAATTGTCGGTGTAACGGTAGGCGGCGTTACGCCTGCGTTACCGAGTTTGAGCTTCTCACGATGCCTTCTGACCCGCTCTCGCGTCTGCTCTTGGATGATGGCACGCGACACTAACTCTTTGTATTTACCAGAATTTAGAACAATCCACCCGCCAGGCACGCGCTCGATGCGCCGGCCGTCATGCTCTTTGTCGCTGGAGTCCTCATCAGGCGATTGCAGTTTGTCAATAGCAATCTTTGCTTCTTCAAGAGAGACGATCGCACGGCGTGCGACGTTGGCGGCTGACGCAAAAGTGCAGAACCCATCCTCGTCCATCACCGCGATGAACGTGAGCCAAACGATTCTAGTCGGGTGATCCTCCAGCCAGATTGACGAGTCGAGAATCTTCGTAAACAGCTTGTTATACAAGGCGTTACTACGCTTTCATGGGAGACATTTATTGGTCTCAGAAACGCTGGTGTAACGGATGGAACGGACGGTAACGCAAGTAACGCAGGTAACGCAAGGAGATTCTAGAAGTCAGGAAATGGCGCGCTGGAGGTGGTCTCGTGAGCTGAATCGAGGAGTTTTCGTATGGGATGCCCATAGGATTTACTCCTGAGCTTCTGCGGCTGGTCGGCGGCGAGCTTGGCGCCGCTCCCAGCGTTTGATGGCACTCGCGACCTGGCGCGGCTTACTCCAGTACGGCGAATGACAATCGCGATTCGGGCAAACCTTCGGCGGGTAGACCGTGCGCGGGTTCCAGGTGTAGCCACAGCGGAGACACGTCAGGACCGGGAGTGTGAGCATTTAGAGACGAGTATATACGCGCCTCTAAAAACCCCGTCAACCAGAATCGAAAGAAACAAAAACGGAGGCTACGCGGCCACGATTCTGCGCGGTCGAGGTCGGTTCCAGAACGTCGATTGACAGCTCGGGTTCGCACAGGTCTTCGGCAGCTTGGTCGTGCGTGGGTGCCAGGTGTGACCGCACCGGAGGCACTTCAGCAGCGGCAGCGCGAACAGCGGAATCCTCACCATAGCGAACGATCCTCCCCCCTGCTTCGATGTAGCAGACGACGGGGTCGGATTTCCGTCAGGAACCGTACACAGCAAGGCACCGCCGCGTCGCCGCTTTGTTTTTGGCACTCCCCCGCCCCCCGAAAGAGAGCCTAGGTCAGCCATTCACAGTAGGTCAACAGCTGTCAACAACTGTCACCAAGGTAACAAAGCAAAAAATATATTGACAGGCAAGAACAACGTGTGAATGAGAACGCGAACTGCACAAACCGCGAGAAAGACGCGCGAGTTGTCAAGAGAAATAAATCGGCGAGCCAAACAAAAAAGATGTTGACAAGGCGCCGAGAAATGAGGGTGAAACGGCGGGGAGAGAGGGGCCGGCGAGAAAGGGCTTGACAGGGTGTGTTAAACTATTCATCCTCTAATCCAATCTCGCGT